TGTTTCAACTATCCACCAACTATCCACCTTTTTCACCAATTTGACCAAAGGAGTGATTAAATGACAGCAGAAATGGATATACAGAATTCTATACGTTTAGAACTTTCCCGCCATGGGCATTATGTTTTCAGAGCCAATGTGGGCAAAGTTAGAATGCCAAACGGACGAATATTTGATACAGGATTACCGAAAGGTTTTCCAGATTTATTCGGATTTCGCGGAACAGATGGAAAAATGTTTTTTATTGAAGTGAAAAATGAGATAGGGAAGTTACGACAAGAACAGAAAAACTTTCAACAAGCGATGGAAATAACGCCAGCTATCTGTGGAGTAGCAAGAAGTGCTGCAGAAGCCGTGCGAATTGTGGAGGAGGGGTAAAATGAAGCTAAGAGATATTACAAACAGTAAATGCGATGTTCGGGAGTATATGAATGTTGATTTTCCAGATTGGCTTTTAGAACAACTAAAGGACGAAATAGATTTTGATATTATTGAGGCGTTAAAAGAGTATGCCGTTATCTATGTGAAGCATAATGCGCTGGAAAAAGAAATAGAACCTTTTGATATTTATAAAAAAGTAGAGGAGGGGTAAAAAATGAAGAGCGACGATTAAAGATGTGATGAATTTAGAGACCAAGGCAGTCAAAATAAATGGGAAGACTGCAAGGATTTATCAGAAGTGTTAATTGTGCGGAATACGAGTAATATTCTGACAATGGTTACAAAAAATATGTAACCCAGAGCGAAAAACGTAACTTCCAAAAATCGCATAGTGTCAGTAGCTAGACACGTAAAAGTTACAAGTTACATTTTTTTATTAATAAAAAGTATATATATTTATTTATATTTAAGAAAAGAGTACAAAAATAAAAACTTTTTCGCCGCTTTTTTTGTAACCTGTAACCACGTTCTGTCAGAAGGGATTTGAGTGGTTACGTGTTACAAAATGGGTTTTGTAACGGTATAGTCGGCGGAAAATGAAGGGATGACATTGATGAAAAGATTTCTTGTTATATGTGGAAATCAAGCAGATAGGAAATATGATAATGGTAGCAGGTAGTATTGCTTTTATACCTGGAGTGTTTTTTGGAGTTTTGTTGGTGATATTGTTTGCCCCAATGCCGCACTTATCTAAATCACATAATTCGCCGAGTACACAATTAAACAAGGAGGAAAAACGAATGAAAATATATCACACAGAAACACAAGAAGATTTTGATGCATTGTTGGGAAAATTGAAAAATGAAGGGTATAGCTGGTTTTTCGGAGAGGTTATTCCGTCATATGACTCGGAGCTTTGGGAACGGAATAAGCAAAATACTGTTGTGCATATAGAGGAAGAAGGAGCAAGTTGTGGGAGTCTTTCTTATGCTAAATATTTACACCCCAACACACCAATTGAAAAATACAAAGTGAAACAAGACGAAGTTTCAAAGTGGTTTGATAACACCGCAAATGCCATGAAAGCATTTGCATCCAATGGAGTATCTATGAAAAAACAAAATACTGACAACGTAAACAACCCATCACATTACACAGCAGGCGGTATTGAAACACTTGACTACATTAAAGCAAAAGTAAAGGATTATCCGTCATATGCTGTAGGAAACATACTTAAATATGTTTCAAGATACGAGCACAAGAATGGCATTGAGGATTTAAAGAAAGCGCAATTCTATTTGAATGATTTGATTGAATGGATGGAGAGTGATTGTAAATGAATCGGTTTGAAAAAGATAGATTAAGAACAAAGGCAAAGAATATAATCGAGGCAATGCTGGTGTATTTACTATTGTGGCTTTTTAGTATAGTGATACCAATTATGGGTGTTTGGGCACATCTGATTTGGAGTAATTCATTTACGTTATTTATTAAAATTAGTACATTGACTATTTGGTCTATAGAAACGGTAGTCGTAGGGGCTTTACTTGTGAGTTCTTATATAACAGTTAAAAAGTATGTAAGTCAAATAGTCGCAGAAGACTAGCTAAGTTGAATGAGAGGAGAGTGATTGAATGTTTAAAACATTAAGTTCGTTTTATTTTTCTATGATTTTCATTACCGTATTATTGCGCGCTTTCGGCTTTCTTAGTCTTGCAGAAGCAGAATTTAGTTTACTATTAATCATTTCTCTTGTCATGGTTGAGGATATGAATGGGAGTCGTAAATGACAAGTGACTCTTCGCCTTTACAAGTATTGCTAAAATATAAAAAAATTGGGGCTGGTTGACAATGGAGGAATATGTAAATATCAGTTTAGATAAATATGAAAGGTTAAAAATGTTTGAAAATGATAAATACGAAAAAGATGCTAAGGAATTTCTAAAAAAGTTTACTAACTTCACAACGATATTTGGAAATCAAAATGAAGAGTATTACACAGCGCATGTCAACAAGGAAGAACTGAAAAAACTAATTGAACAAAGACTAGGCAAAACGTGTGAGATAGAATTTTATTAGGAGAGTGATTAAATGTCAAAACGATTACGTAAAGCACAATATAAACTTATTGAAGATGAATTAAGATTTTATCATTCTACTAAAAAAGAATTGATGGAAAAGGAAGTTAATGTAACACTGGGCGCTTGGCATAGAGAATACATTGACGAGAACCAAGGTGGTGGCAGTGCAGGGAATATTAGTAATGAAGTGGAAGATCGTGTGATGTTACTGCAAATGGATAAAGAGATAAGTAGATTAAAGAATATTATAAATGCAATTGAGTCTGTGCTTAATAGATTGAATGACGAGGATAAACAATTGATTCAGTTTAGATACTGGGACAGAAGCAAACCAACTTGGGTATGGATTGCTAGTAAGTTGAATATGGACGAGAGTACAGCTAGAAGAAGAAACAAAACAATCATCCTTTCAATAGCTGAAAGATTAGGATATTAAAATATATTGCCCGTTTAACGCCCGTTTTGAACAATAAAATAAGTTTATTATAGTATTATAGGCAGGGCCTATTAAAAATGAAAGTCGAGGGGACTATATGAATTTAGTTAGGTGTTGGGAATGCGAGCAATATATTTCGCAGGAAGCTTCCGTACATTTCAGAGATTTGTCTGGCGGTAGAAACTTATGCGTTGAATGCCAACATAAGTATCGAAAAAAAATAGAAGAAAAGAAAAAAGAATATATTGCGCACAAAATCGAAGCAACACTTGAAAGAGCAATACATCTTATAGAAATGCAAGAATGCTGTAGTATGAAAATGGATGAATACCTTGACCCATATAACACAGTAGCCCAATTTTATAGAAATGACAGTAGCAAGTTTGATTCTGCCCATGAAGTAATGGCTTGTATCGAATTGTTAAGAAGTCAGATTAAAGTAAAAACACAACAAAGAATAGGGCGCAAACGAGTAGATTTTATTTTGCCAGACATGAAGGTTGTATTAGAGATTGATGGAGGGCACCATCGTTTTAGGATTGGTAAAGATTCAGAACGAGATGTGTTTATCCTTAATACTTTGAATAAATCTGAACACGGTTGGGAAATTATTAGAATACCAACTAGATTTATTGAACAAAATATTAGACGTCTTGTTCCTTCTATTAAAGCATTATATAAAGAACGTCAAGAACTAAGAAACAAACATAATGGGTTCATTCCGTCTTATTACTCAAGAACAAATAAGATGTCTCACATATCAGCGATTAAAGGCGTTGCTTCAGATAATGAAATTGAAGTAATGGAACAAGAAGTGCTAGACGGAACTGAAGATCTATAATCACATGATGATATAGCAGGAGGTTGCTATATTGCCGGACAGAGGCTTTGTATCTGGTCGTTGGTCTTGATGGGAGACGCATCCCATTCCAATCTCACTAGTCCCAACAAGAGACACCTTCTTGTTCAATCTCAATACTCGTGGCGAAATAGGTAACCGCATCAGTAATGTTCTACAAGAAGTCATGCACACTCGTTATAGACTCTAGCATCTGGCGTGTGTGTAAATAGAAACTATGCTAGTAAACTGTTGACTTCCTGCAAGGTGCAAATCCTTGCCGAGTATATAGATCCAGTCTATAGAACCTCAGCCTACGGGTACTAGCAAGATAATGAGGTAAAGACAAGACGAAGACGTTCGTCACCGTAGAAGTCTACTGGTTTTATAACTACGGATACATAGAACAATGAAGTCCAGTACGTTGCGTGCTGGGCTTTTTAAATGATAGAGGTGATAGTGATGAAATCATTGGCAAGCGGCTCTACAAATAATAGACAAGACTATTTAAGCATTCGTATACCAAACAAAGGTGATGTTCCTGTTATAGAGTATGAAGGTGATGACTACGGACAATTGCCACATCAAGGCTTAGAATCACTTAGGTTGTTATGGGTAACAGATTCATACCTTGAAACTAAACCAACCGAAAGATTAAACTTAGACATTGTATATATTGATGTAGATAATGAAGGTTCAAGACTATGTATAAATGTTGGAGATTCATTATCTACTGAAAGTAATCTGGCTAAGATTGCAGAAATGAATAGTGAAGAGACTAGATACTAATGCTAACACAAGCAGAACGTCATACATTCTATAAGTCAAAGGCATGGGTAAGCATACGTAAAGAAGTATTAAAGCGTGATAACTATGAATGTCAAGAGTGTAAGAGGCAAGGCAAGGTGTTTACTGATTATCATGACCCAGACAAGCATAAAAGACTCGATGTGGACCATATCAAGGATTTAGAACATCATCCTGAACTAGCGCTTGATATAGATAATCTCACTACTCTGTGTGTAAAGTGTCATAACAAAAAACATAATCGCTTTCAATTTAGAAGGAAAATTAATAAATGGGTGAACGATGAACGATGGTGAGACCCCCGGGTCAAAGGTTTGCGCTTTAATTTGGCTCTGGGGAACGGTGTGGGGGTCTTCTCCGCAGAAATATTAAAAAGTCTCATGAAGGAGGGAGGGCTTGAAGTGGAATATAACATAAAGAAGTTAGAAAAAGAATTGTTATCTAAGATTGATACTACTAGTCAGAAAGAGCTTGAAAAAGTCAATCGCTATATTAATTTAATACGCATATATTATGAGTTAGATAAAAGCATTGAAATGGATGGAGCAGTCGTTGTCACTGAAAACGGCTCGCAAAAATTCACGAAAACTAATCCAGCAATACAAGAAAAAAATCGAATTAATACTTCATTATTATCTATTGAGCGTTCTTTTATATTCAAAGGCGAAAATGATAAACAAGATGGTAGTGACTTGATATGATATCAAATAAACATGTCGATAACTATATACAGTCGTACGAAAGCGGGAAAATACTACTCAATAAAGAACGTGTAGACTTGATAAATCACTTGCAAGAACATGTTCTTAGTAGAGATGATATATATTTTGATGAGACGCAAATAGAAAATTATATTGCTTTTAGTGAAAAATGGTACTTCCCTTTGGACAACTGGGAAAAGTTTATTGCACCATTTATTTTTTTATATTTTAAAGAAGATGATGAACTTTTTTATGAAGAGTTCTTTATAACCCTCGGTCGCGGTGGTGGTAAGAACGGGTTTATAAGTACATTATCTAATTATTTTATAAGTCCGCTACATGGGATTAACAATTACGATGTTTCGGTAGTGGCGAATTCCGAAGATCAAGCGAAAGTTAGTTTCAAAGAAGTATTTAATACAATAGACGGAAATCCTAAATTGGAAGGCAGCTTTGACGCGTGGAAAGCACAGATTATTGGCAAAGGAACCAACAGTGTTTTTAAATTTCAAACGTCAAATGCAAAAACTAAAGATGGTGGTCGTGAAGGCTGTGTTATTTATGATGAAACACATGAATATGAAGATAGACAAATAATTGATGTATTCTCTGGAGGACTTGGCAAAGTCGCAAATCCCAGAGAATTTTTTATTGGCACTAATGGATTTGTGAGAGCGGGGTTTTATGACAAGTTGGAAGAACGCAGTAAAGCAATTTTAAGCGGCGAAAATCTTAACGATCGCATGTTTCCTTTTATTTGTAAGCTAGACGATCCGGCAGAAGTCAAGAATGAAGCTATGTGGGAAAAAGCAAATCCTGCTTTTGAAAAGCCATTAAGTCCTCGTTCTAAACGCTTACTAAATAAAGTTAGAAAACAATATGAAGCATTAACGAATAATCCAAGCGGCAGAGAAGCATTCATGACTAAACGAATGAACCTTCCAGAAGTAGACTTGGAAAAGGTAGTAGCACCGTGGGAAGATATTCTCGCAACTAACCGAGAAATGCCAGAACTCCAAAACCGAGCTTGTATTGGTGCATTTGACTATGCAAGCGTTAAGGACTTCGCGGCTGTTGGATTGCTGTTCCGTGTGGGCGATGATTATATTTGGAAATCACATTCATTTGCTAGAAAAGGCTATCTGGATATCGCAAACCTTAAACCGCCCATCAAAGAATGGGAAAAGCAGGGATTACTGACCATTGTAGATGAACCTACAATCGACCCTCGTCATGTGGTCAATTGGTTTGTTGAAATGCGGGAAAATTACGGTATTCAAAAGGTCATTGGGGATAACTTCCGAATGGATCTTATGCGCCCGCTGTTTGAAGCAGAAGGATTCGAACTGGAGATTATTAGAAATCCACGTGCAGCTCATAGTTTGCTAGCTCCGCGAATTGAAACTTTATTCGCAAATCATCGCATTGTGTTTGGCGATAACCCTTTGATGCGCTGGTATACGAACAATGTAGCGGTGAAAATCAAACCAGATGGTAATAAAGAATACCTGAAAAAAGACGAGCATAGGCGTAAAACAGATGGATTTCAAGCATTTGTACATGCTCTATGGCGTGCGGATGAAATAGAAGACCTTGATGTAGATGAAGTTTTAAATATGCTTAATGCCATTACGTTTTAGGAGGTGATATATTGGGATTTCTTTCGGAGATATTTAAACGGAACAAAGAAATTGAGTGGATGTGGGATTTAGAGTTTTTAGAAGATAAAACAACAAAGGTTTATTTGAAGAAAATGGCTTTAAATACGTGTGTAAAACATATAGCACGAACGATCGCCAAATCTGATTTTAGATTGAAAAGTGGAGAAAGCAGTGTACGAGACGGATTGTATTATAAATTAAATGTTCGTCCAAATACAGATATGAGTTCGAGTTCTTTCTGGGAAAAAGTGATCTATAAATTAATCTATGATAACGAGTGCTTAATCGTCCTTTCAGATACGGACGATTTTTTAATTGCTGATAGTTATGTTAGAAAAGAGTTCGCGCTTTATCCGGATGTTTTTGAAGGGGTTACGGTGAAAGATTATCGTTATAATCGTAATTTTAGTATGGATGATGTGATTTTTCTGGAATATGGAAATGAGCGACTAGCTGCATTTACTGATGGCATGTTTGAGGATTACGGTGAGTTATTTGGTCGCATGATTCGAGCACAAATGCGTAACTTCCAAATCCGCGGGGCTGTTAACTTCAAAATGGCAGGCATTGCGGACGATGAAAAACAAAAAAAATTACAGACTTACATCGACAAACTGTATGCTGCATTTAATAACAATGAAATTGCCATTGTTCCTCAACTAGAAGGCTTTAACTATGAAGAGTTTGGAACGTCTAGCGTCAATAGTAGCCAAAATTTTGATGAGATCAAAAAACTTCGAAAAGAAATGATTGATTATGTAGCTAGTATTCTCGGCATTCCCTCTGCTCTGCTACATGGGGATATGGCAGATTTGAGTAATAATATGAAAGCATATATGGAATATTGTATTGATCCTCTCACTAAAAAGCTAGAAGATGAATTAAACGCTAAATTATTTACTTCCAACGAGTTTTTAGCGGGTGAACATATCAAAATCATACACAAAAAAGACATTATAGAAAATGCAGAAGCTGTAGATAAGTTGGTTGCCTCTGGTTCATTTAATCGTAATGAAGTTCGAGAATTATTGGGCGCTGAACGAGTAGATAATCCGGAATTAGATAAATATTTAATTACTAAAAACTATCAGTCAGCAGATGAAGGAGGTGAGAATGAATGACGAAAATTGAAGTCAAAGGTCCTATTATTGGAAATGATGACAAATGGATTTATGATTGGCTGGATATGGAAGCTACGTGTGCAAAAGATATCAATGAAGCCTTGGCAAATGCGTCAGGTGAAGTTGAAGTTTGGATAAATAGCAATGGTGGAGATGTGTTTGCTGGTAGTGAAATTTATACAGCATTAAAATCATACAATGGAAATGTAGTTGTAAAAATTGTTGGAATGGCGGCAAGCGCAGCATCTGTAATTGCGATGGCTGGAAATGAAGTATTAATTTCTCCAACTGGTCAAATGATGATTCACAATGTTCAGTATGGTGGGAGAGGTGATTATAGAGAGTTAAAAAAAGCCTCCGAAATTGCTCAAAATGCCAATATATCCATTGCTAATGCTTATCAGCTGAAAACGGGAAAAACATTAGAAGAACTGTTAAATATGATGGGAGAAGAAACATGGCTAAATTCTCAACAGGCTGTAGAGCTAGGATTAGCAGATGGTGTGATGTTTCAAGAAAATAGCGAAACGCCAAAATTAGTAGCAAGTACAGGCGGCATGTTAGCACAAGCTACATTGGATAAAGTAAGGGGGCTGAAAGATACTAATGGTACACAATCAATTTTAGAAGTATCTGTATCGGCGGAACAAATTCAAAGCATTGTAGAAGATACAATTGCAAAATTAAAAAATGAAGTGATACTTGATGGGAAAACTTTGAATCAACATATCGCTGAACAAGAAAAGGAATCGGAAGAATCGGAAGAGTCGGAAGTGAATGGACTCAAACGGTTTCTTTTTTAATACCCAAAAATAGGAGGAAATAAATTATGACTATCAAATTAAAAAACAACCTCGCGAATTACGAGGAAAAACGGACAGCTTTTGTTAATGCTGTTAAAAACGAAGACACGCAAGAAATTCAAAATAAAGCATATGTGGAAATGGTAGACGCGATGGCAGCTGATATCATGGAACAAGCTAAGAAAGAAGCACGTCAAGAAGCGGACGCATATATTTCAGCTAGCCGAACTGACAAAAATATCACGAATGAAGAAATTAAATTCTTCAATGATATTAATAAAGAGGTTGGATATAAAGAAGAAACATTGCTACCACAAACAGTTGTTGATGAAATCTTTGAAGATTTAACAACTGAACATCCTTTCCTTGCATCCATCGGGATGCGCACTACTGGTTTGCGTACTAAGTTCTTAAAATCCGAAACAAGCGGTCTTGCCGTGTGGGGTAATATTTTTGGTGAAATTAAAGGACAGCTAGATGCGACATTCAGTGAAGAAGAGTCCATTCAAAACAAGCTAACGGCATTTGTTGTTGTGCCTAAAGACCTTGAAAAATTTGGTCCTGTTTGGGTAAAACGCTTTGTTGTTACGCAAATTGAAGAAGCTTTTGCAGTTGCGTTAGAAAGTGCGTTTATCGTTGGTACTGGTAAATCTCAACCGATTGGTTTAAATCGAAAAGTAGCTAAAGGGACATCAGTAACCGATGGTGTATATCCAGAAAAAGTTGCTTCTGGAACACTGACATTTGCTAGTCCTAAAGTGACGGTTAATGAGTTAACAGATGTATATAAATATCACTCTGTAAAAGAAAACAAACATCCATTAAACGTTGCAGGTAAAGTTACTTTACTAGTCAATCCAACGGATGCATGGGATGTTAAGAAACAATACACAAGCTTAAATGCGAACGGTGTTTATGTGACTGCGCTCCCATACAATTTAAATATCATTGAATCATTATTCGTTCCAGAAAAGAAAGCTATTTCTTACGTAGCAGAACGTTATGATGCACTTGTTGGTGGTCCATTGGATATTTCTACTTTTGACCAAACGCTTGCATTTGAAGACCTTAATTTATATGCTGCAAAACAATTTGCGTACGGTAAAGCGAAAGACGATAAAGCTTCTGCTGTATGGACATTAAATATCAAACCAGCAGAACAAACTCCGGAAGGGTGATTGTAAATGGCTAAATTTGAAGTATTAAAGAAATTCAAAGACAAAGAAACAAAAGAAGTATATGAAAAAGGAACAGAAATTGAATTGACTGTAAAACGTGCAGATGAAGTCTCTGATAATTTGGGAACTTCTTTTTTAAAGCGATTGGATAAACCAAAAAAAGACAAGAAAAAGTAGGTGCTGTACATGGAAGTATCAGATGACCTTCTTAAAAAATTTAAAGAGCGTATGCACATTTCTCACAATAGCGAGGATAGCAATTTAAAAGAGTTGCTATCTTTTTCTATTGCTGATTTACAAGAAAAATGCGGGCTGTTTAATGTAGATGAACATGTTAGGGCAAGAGAATTGGTCATTGATCGTACTAGATACGCGTATAATGATTCGATAGAATTCTTCAATGAAAACTTTCAATCACAAATAACTAGCTTAGGTTTCTCTCTCTATGTAGCTGAAAGTGGTGAATCTGATGAAGTTTCAGTTTAAACCTCAAAAAGTTCAGAGCGGGGATTTACGTACTCCGGTTGTTTTTTTTGAATATCAGCCGGCAAGTGGTCCTGAACCAGGTGAAATAGAAAAGATTACCCTTTTTGAATGTTTTGCAGAAGTTTATAAACCATCCATGAAGGACTTAGAAATTTTACATGGCACGGGAACAAAAGAAGCTGTCACAATTAATATTCGAGACACTAAAGGTGAGTATACAGTTAGTAACAAACATTATGTAGAAATATTAGATTATCGTTATTTGGGCAAAAGATTTAATGTGATTGATGTTAGCCCAGACTTGCAAAATAATCGCTTTGTAAATATACTTCTGGGGGTTCAAACATGAGTGTAGAAGTTACTGGAGTAGAAGAGTTGGAAAGACAGTTAGTCAGTTTATTTGGACGAGAAAACTTGCCGCAATTAGTAGACCCTGCTTTAATTGCAGGTGCTACTCTTGTAGCAAAAACACTTAAAAGTGAATTTGTTCAATTTAAAGATACAGGCGCATCTATTGATGAAATCAATATAGAAAAACCTTCGTATGACAAAGGGGTAAGAAGTATAAAGATTGACTGGAAAGGTCCTAAAGACAGGTACAAAATAATTCATCTCAACGAATATGGTTATACAAGGAATGGTAAAAAAATCACACCAGCAGGAACAGGTAGTGTTGCCAGGTCACTAAGAATATCTGAAAGAGCTTATAGGGCAATTGTACAGAAGAAAATAGGTGATAAACTATGATTGATATTTTGAATGTCATATATACAACATTAAGTAAAAACGATATCATTCACACTACTTGCGAAGAGAGAATTAAATATTATGATTTTCCAGGCACAGGTGATTCTACAAAAACCTTCTTGTTAATAATACCTTTAGATGTTCCAATACCAACTAATTTTTCCAGTAATGAATCCAGGATGGAAGATTTTTTAGTACAAATTGATGTGCAATCTAACGACAGATTAATAGTAAAAAAAATACAAGACGAAGTTAGAAAAGAAATGAAACAAATAGGATTTGGACAACTCGCTGGTGGTTTAGATGAATATTTTCCAGAAACAGGGCGATTTGTAGATGCACGAAAATATAGCGGATTGCCCTACAAACTATATCAATAAAAAATAATAGGAGTGAAATAAATGATTACAACAATCGGATTTGAAAAAGCAACTTTTGGAATTTATGATGAAAAAGACGAAAAAGTAACAAAAAAAGTAGAAGTAAACGGTAAGAATAAAAAAGGTGGTACGGTTGAAGCTGATATTTCTGGTCTTGATGCCGAAGCTATTAAAGTTTTCGCTTCGAATGGTCCATACTACATTTCCAAAAAAGGTTCTGGTGATGTTAAGCAAACAATCGGTATCATGGAACTTCCTTTTGAATTAGGACAAGATCTATTGGGTCGTCAAAAGAATGCAGATGGTATTGTAACTGTAGGGAAAAACACTGCTCCACCATATGCGTCATGCGTGATGGAAAGTGAAACCTTGCGAGGGGAACCGGTATTCTTTGCTTTACTAAAAGGAAAGTATGGACAAGATAATGTTAAATTAAACACGTCTGAAGACAAACCAAAGGAACCCGAAGCAACTAGTCTCACTGGTGAATTTGTTTATAATGATGCTGGGGACGTTTTCGCGATGGCTGTGGGCGAAGAATTCCGAGATAAAATTTACAACATGGCTTTTCCTGGTTTTGTTGAAACACCAGTAGTACCAGAAGGATAAAATATTTTAAGAGTAGGTGAAATCCTACTCTTTTTTTGTTGACCAAAATCATAAAAAAGGTGGAGAAAATAGTGATTAAACTAGAAATATTTAATAAAAAAGAAAAAAAGAAAGAGCTGTATGAGAGAGAAGATACATCTGTAATTGAATTAGAAGAATATTGGAAACTACAAGAAAAAATTAGAGAATACATCAATACTTCTGATGATCCAAAGAAAACGACAATTTTGGAAATGCAATTAAAATTTATTGTGAAATTATTTGATGATGAAAACATTACAATAGATTTTCTTAAAAAAAATATTCCTTCGAAGAAATTAAACGATACGTTGGTGTCTGTCTTTCGGGAGATTTCACCAGATGAATACGAGGATGAAGATGGTGGAGATGAGGAAGCAAAGTAATAACGCTTACCGAGTTTTTGTCCGATCTCGATGCAATTAGGCGTTACTGCATGAAAGAGTATGGCTGGACAATTCGAGAAACAGATAATCAAGAGTATAAGAAGTTATGTCGTCTGATAATCGAAAAAGAAGAAGCAAAATCAGAAAACAACAAAGTTTCACTTGTTGACTTTGTATCACAATATCAAGATGTCAATTGAGGAAGGGGGTAAATAATGAATAAACTTCAAGGATTGTCGATTAACCTAGACCTAGATGCTACTAGAGTGGACGAGGGAATGAAAGGGTTGAAGCGGACCCTCGGCTCTGTGAATAGCGAAATGAAAGCGAATCTTTCGGCATTTGGAAAGGGAGAAAAAACTTTATCTAGATATGAAACAGAGCTAGATGGTCTTAATAAAAAGTTATCTGTTCAGAGCAAAATGGTTTCTCAAACTAAGTCTGATTTTAAAGATTTAGAAAAGCGAAATGCTTCTTTAAATGGAGAGTTGAAAGAGTCTAATAAAACGTTAACTGAGTCAAAAAAACGTTTTGAACAGCTCTCTAAATCTGGTAATGCAACTGAAAAAGAATTAAAAGAAGCAGAAAAAGAAGTCAATTCAAATCAAAAAGCATACAACAAACTTAACAAAGAATTACAACAAATGCCAAAAGCTTTAGCAGCAGGGGAAAAAGCAGTAAATAATGAAGTTGCAAATTACAATAATTTGCAAAGGAAGATTGATACTACCACAGAATCTTATAAGAAATTCAAGAGAGAGCAAGCTGTTAAAAGCTCACCGTGGGGAGCAGTGACTCAAGATTTAGACAAGTATCAAAAAAAGTTAAATGAGACAGGAGATAAACTTGTCGCTTTCGGTAAAAAAGGCAGTTTGTACATGGCTCCAGTTGCGCTTGGTTTAGGTTTCGCAACAAAAAAAGCGGCAGACTTTGAGCAACAAATGTCGAATACTTTATCTGTCATGTCTCCTAGTGAGGTAAATGAATATAAAGATGCTTTAAGAGAACTTGCTATTCAACAAGGTGCGGATACGAAATACTCCGCATTAGAAGCCGCACAGGCACAAGAAGAGCTTTTAAAGGCAGGTCTTTCAGTTAAAGATGTTATAAACGGTGGATTGTCTGGAGCGCTTTCATTAGCAACAGCGGGTGAGTTAGATTTAGCTTCAGCGGCAGAAATTGCAGCTACAGTTTTAAATGCGTTCAAGGATGATAATTTAAGCGTGGCGGATGCGGCAAACATTCTAGCTGGTGCAGCAAATGCTTCTGCCACAGGTGTAGAAGAAATGAAGATGTCTTTACAACAAGTTTCTGCTGTTGCCAGTGGTGTTGGTCTCTCATTTGACGATACATCAACAATGTTAGCAGTATTTGCGCAGAATGGTTTAAAAGGTTCTGATGCAGGTACCTCTCTAAAAACGATGCTACAAAGGTTGCATCCTACAACAAAAGCGGCATGGCAACAATTTGATGCTCTTGGGTTAAGCATTGTGGACAATGAAACTGCTATGAAAGTATTGCAAGAAAATGGTGTTAAACCACTCTCGAATGATACAGATAAATTAATGGGACAAATTCAAGATTTAGCTAAAAGTTTGGCAGGTCCAAAGGCAAGTGCTTCTAAAGTGAACAAAGAATTTGAAGAATTGACCGTTTCCACTGGCGCAGTCCACTCCGCGTTTTACGATACAAACGGGGAATTAAAATCAGCAGAAGAAATATCTGGTCTATTGCAAAGTAGTCTAAAAGATTTGAACTCCGAACAACGTAGTGCGGCGCTAGGTGCTATGTTTGGCTCCGATGCAGTTCGTGCTGGGAATATTGCTTATCGTGAAGGCGCGGATGGAATAAAGAAAATGCGCACTGAAATGGGAAAAGTAACTGCTGATGACGTAGCTAAAATGAAAATGGATAATCTGAAAGGTACTATTGAAGAAATTTCTGGTGCAATTGAAACCTTTGCTATAAGTATCGGAACATCATTGACTCCGGTATTACGTGGTCTAGGAAAGTACATTCAAAAAGCAGCTGATTGGTTTAATGGCTTGAATGATAGTACTAAAACGGTTATCTCTACAGCAGGTGTAGTTGCGGTAGCGATTCCGGTTGCTGGACTAGCATTTGGATTTATTGCAAAAGGAGCAGCGGCTGCTATCTCACCTGTAAAGAAATTAACAGCAGCGTTAGCAGAAAACTCTGTTGCTGCTGGAACTAATGCAGCGACTACGCAACTTGCTGGAAACGCTTTGCCGGTAGCTGGAGGGAAAGGTAAAGGTTTCTTAGGTAAAGCTGGCTCGTTTTTTAAAGGAAGCAAAGGAACAAAAGCGCTATCTACGGCTGATATGGCTGGTGATATTGCGAGTTATAGCAAATTCGGAAAAATTGGAGCTGGTTTGAAAGGTATTGGAAAGGTACTGCCTGGGCTAGGAATTGCATTATCTGCAACACAACTTATTGGTATTAATAAAAAAAATGCAGGAGATAAAGCTGGTAGTGCTGGCGGAAGTTTAGCGGGAGGCGCAGCTGGTGCGGCAATCGGAACAGCAATTGCTCCTGGAATCGGAACCGCAATAGGTGCGGCAGTTGGAGGCATAGCGGGAACGAAATTTGGTCAGGCATTCGGTAAGAAAGTTCAAAAAGAATTTCCAGAATATCAACAGAAATTTGTAAATATGTGGGATGGATTGTCAGATTCTGCTAAAAAACATCCTATACTATTAGCACCTGTTAATCAAATCAATGATCAAATAAAAATAGCTAAGGTTGGGTATGCGGAAATTAAAAAGGCATTTTCCAATCCTTTAAAAACAGATGTATCTGGAAAAGGTATTAGCAAAGATACTGCAAAAAATGTGAATTCATATAAAACTATGTCTCAAAACGCAATCTCTGAATTAAAGTATTTGGAAATGTCCGGGGATGTAATCACTAAATCAGCATCTGCTAAAATCAGCAAAAACTACAATGGTATGGTTGCACTTGTGGAAAAGTCATTTGAGAAGACTAAGAATAGCACAGATAAGAATTTAAATACATTGTCTAAAAATAGCATGTTATCTGAGGCTGATGTTAAAGCCGTTAAAGAGAAACAAGCAAAGATTCAAAAGCTATCGTTAGACGAAGTGAAGAAAAACAATGAACAAATTCAGAAATTGAATAAAGATATGGCAGCCAAAAATGCAGATATTACTAAAAAGGAAAAAGCAGATATAAAAGCTATTAACGCCAAAGCGGCAAAAGAAGGCAGAGTGTTGACAGCATCTGAAGAACAGCAAGTTACAAGTATTAAACGTAATGCGGCAAATCAACGAAAAGCTAGCAATCAAACTTATAGTAATCAAATACAAACAATTGCTAAAAAACAAGAAACAGCAGTGGTTAGTACGTTATCCAAATCAGCAAAAGAACAAAAATTAATTCTAGGCAAGTTAAAGGACAGTAGCGGTAAATTGAGCGCAGAACAAGCTTCTAAAGTTGTAAAGGAATCAAAACGTTCTAAAGACGGCGCTGTAAAAGAAGCAAATAAAAAATACAAAGAAGTTGTTGCTGCTGCTGACAAAGAATATTATGTGAATGGAACTATTACGAAAAAGCAACATGATGATATTGTAAAAAAAGCAAAAAGCCAAAAAAACAAATCAGTAAGTGAAGCCAAAAAAATGCATAATGGCGTTGTTGATCAAGCAAAAAAACAAGCCTCTGGTCACCTGAAGCAAGTAGATTGGGAAACTGGAGAGTCTCTGTCCAAATGGGATAACTTCAAAGCAGGTTTAGCTAAAGTAATTAATTCTGTCACAGGTGGAATAAATAAAGTATTAAAATTCTTTAGTTTACCTACCATACCAGAATGGAAACCAGCGGGTTACAACAATAACACTAAAACTTCAAAATCATCTAGCAAAAAAAGAACGTCCTACGGTAGTCAGCTAGCAATGGATTATACAGGTTCTAACAATGCGTCTGGACAAATTATGGCTGGTGAAGAAGGTTTTGAAATTGCGTACAACAAACGGAACGCTCAAGCACAAATTTTAGGTGCAAATGGTGCAGAAATAACGCATGTTGCGCCAGGTACTAAAATTTTGAACCATGCAGATTCGAAAAAAGTCATGCAAGGTGGTCTTGGTAAAACATTACCTGGATTTGCAAGTGGCAATTCAACGATCAATGATTTCTTGAGTGACGCTTGGGATGGGACAAAAGCGGTAGCTGGAAAAGTAGTTGATTTTTCTAAAAAAGCTTTTGACTGGGCAGCGCATCCTATCAAAAATTTAAATAAACTTTTTGGTGGCTTGTCTGTTGGCGTTAAAATGGGTAACGATGGTAATTTAGGTTCTGACATGCTGAACTATTTAAAAAACAGTATAGGCGCACCTTTGGAGAAAATGCTATCTGGTTTTAAAGAAACTGCGCCAGTGGCAGGACCGGCTGGGAAAGGTGCTTCGGCGTGGTCTAGTGTTATTAAGAAAGCGGCTCTAGCCATGAAAGTGGATTTGTCCGGTAGTGAATTAAAAGGCATTATTGCACAAATTCATCGTGAATCTGGCGGGAATGAAAAAATAACTCAGTCATCTGCTGTTGTGGATGTTAATACATTATCAGGCAACCCTGCTAAAGGTTTGCTTCAATATATACCGCAGACTTTTAACGCATACAGAATGAAAGGGCATAACAATATATTTTCTGGTTATGACCAGTTACTGGCATTCTTCAACAACTCGTCATGGAGAAACGATTTACCTTATGGTAAACGAGGTTGGGGACCACGAGGACATCGTAGATTTGCTAATGGTGGTTTTGTAAACAAAAATGAAATGATAGAAGTTGCTGAGAGCAATAAGCCAGAAGTAGTCATACCGCTTACTCGGAAAAATCGAACAGTTCAATTAATCAAAAAAACAAAAGAAATCATTGGAATGAACGATGGAGGAAGTGTTGTTGTCAATAGTCCTGACAATTCTGACATGATTTTATTGCTTCAACAGCAGAATCAGATTTTAATGCAACTACTTCAAAAAAATAGTGACGTATACATGGACACAAATAAGGTCGGAAGTTTAGTGGAACCTGCAATTACAAAAATGCAGAACAATCGTATAAGTAGAAAAGACCGAGTTCAGGGGGTTAGAAAACGTGACTAAAATAGGATTTACGTACGCCGGAATTCATAGCAATGACATTCCAGCAGTTGTTAATAGTATCAAAAGAAATGCAATCAATATCACTGAGAATATCCAAGAAGTACCTGCCAAAATCGGTGGGTACTTTTTTGGTAATTCCGTTGGTACTAGAAGCTTTGACATTAATATTACGCTTATGGGGAAATCGGAAACTGAACGAGTAGAAATAGCACACGATCTTAATAACTTAATCATCCAAACTAATAGTTTTGAAAGCGAAATAATCTTTGATGATGAACCGGAATGGATTTATTACGGTCATTTTGCCCAAATGGCAGAGTTAACAGAATTACAGACAGATAATTATACAACAACCATTACATTTATATGTAGTGATCCTCGTGGATATGGAGAACAACAAGAAATTAGTTTACCAGAAAGCCCGGCTATAATCGAAGTGGCGGGTTCACAATCAACAAGTCCAATTATTCATGCGATAGCAACCGACGATTTAACTAGTCTATCATTTGCAACAGATGATGATTATATATTTCTAGGGGCTGATATTGACCCCGATACAGGACAAACAGCTGTGAAAATGTATGAGAACGTGTTGTCCGATAGAGCAAATGACATGACTTTGTGGGATGGTATTGGGCAAAGTAATATTACTTGGGAGCTAGAAAATGGTAAGCCTGCGAAAACAAGTTCATTTAAACAAACTATAAACACCATTCGTGTAAATTCCTATGGTGAAAAAACAGAAACCGCGCCTTACAAATCATGGAGAGGTCCTGTAATGAAACGAATGTTGACGTCAGAATTAGACAATTGGAAAGTCACCGCTCGATTGGCAAATATTACTCAAAAATACCCACGCGCTAGAACAAAAATAGAATTGTATTTATTAGACAAAGATAGCAAACGCATTGGTAAATTTATGATTAAAGATGCCCAAAATGGGAGAGCTATGAATTTGGGACTAGAGATTGGGAGAACAACGAAAGATAGATACCTTTTTGCTGCAACTGAGGGGAAAGTAGTTAAGAAAAAGAATACGAAAGTGGTTTATTCAAAAAAAGTACAACAAACAGTGAAGTATACAGAAAAAGGTAAAACAAAGACTAAGCAAGTTTGGAAAACAATAAACACGACGTATGAAGTCGGAAATAACTATAATGAATTTTCAGATGCGTACTTTAATCTATCTATTGAAAAGCGTGGACAGTTGTTTATTGCGGAAATAGTTAAATTGAACGATAAAGGTAGTCAAGCTTGGAAACGAACCTACAAATGGAAAGACTCAAATAACAAATTTGCTACTAAGTTAGCAGGCATCGGAATTTACATGGCCAAAATGGATATTCCAGAAGATTTTAATAATCAAACTTACAAAGACAATGATGTTGTTTTTTGCGACTTGGTTGTACAAAAAGTTAATCCAGAAGCAGATGTTAAAAATAATCCAGAGGTTATTATCCATAAAGGTGATGAGATTATGATTGATTGTGAAGCTGGGGTCATAATGAAAAACGGTTCAGTGTTCATGGAAAATTTAGCAATTGGAAGTTCATTTCCTTCGTTTTTTGGTGGCTATCAAACTCCAGTGGCTTTCAGCGAAGGAGCGGAGTGGTCCATAGAATACAGACCGACGACATATTAGGAGAGGTATAGAATGTTAACAATTCTAAATAGACAAAGAACAACTGTAGGCGTGTTATCTAATGACATGCCTTTTTCGTGTCCTTTTTGGGATGATGAGAGAAATGAGAAGCTTGAAAACTTTGATGACACATACACTGTTACCATCCCCGCAGAACATGAAATGGCTGAACATATTCACGAAGGTAATTATATTTTGTTTGAAGACGAACAAGCTAAGTTACGATTATTTCGTATTTATGAATCTGAAAACGGGTTAAATATGCAAGGACGATACATCAAAGCAACAGCAGAAAATGCATTTATTTATGATTTAAATGCAACTATTATTTCCAATAAATTACTGACTGATATAAGAGCTGACATGGCGCTTGAATATATTTTACAACAGACAGGATGGTCAATCGGTAAGAGAGAATTTGTTGGACAAATACGCACTATTGAATTTGCAGACAATATAACGGCTCAAGCTGGATTACAACAAATTATTGCAGAATATAAAGCAGAAATTGATGCTTACGTAGAAAGCTTTGGTGGTCAAATCATTAATTATAAATTTGATTTAGTTGACGAACGAGGCAACAATACTGCGAAACGATTTGAGTATGCAAGAGACATTCAAGGTCTTAAACGAGTTACAACTGATAAAACGATGTACACTGCTCTTATCCCGCTTGGTAAAGATGGTTTGACAATTAAATCAGTTAATAATGGTTTAAATTACATTTATGATGATGAAGCGAACTGGCTGTATAACGATGGTAGAGAATATTTAAAAGGGGTCATAACAAAAGATACAATAACAAATGCGCAAGCTTTAAAAGATTGGGCGATACTAGAGCTTGAAAAAGTTAATCATCCTTTATCTACGTACGAGGTAGACGTGATATTACTAGCAGAGATGTTAGGCTATGAACCACACCAAGTCACACTTGGAGACACAGTGAGAGTAGTCGACTTGGACATGGATATAACTTTATCTGCAAGAATCATAGAAAAGACAACTTCTTTTAGTGATCCGTCTAAAAACAAGGTTGTACTTGGTGATTATATTGAATTGGAAAACGTCACACCGCTGGCTATTTGGGAACTTCAAGCACAAATTGAAGAAGCTAAAAAACAAATAGAAGAAACGAAGACGTGGAAAGTAGAATTATTTAGCACTAGTGGTTCTACTTTTAAAAACAATGCTGGCACTACACAACTTATTGCAAGAGTTTATGATGGAAAAACAAACATAACGAATAGTATTGAGCGTGGTGATTTTATTTGGGAGAAAATAAATAATGATGGTACACACGACTTAGTCTGGGAAGACGCACAGATAGGCGTAGGTAATGTTGTTAATATCTCTGGAGAAGACGTTTTTATCAATGCCACTATCAGATGTTCGGTTAATCAAGGAAGTGAAGCTAGTATATTAATGATTAATGAAGAAGAAAGTTATATGTATGCTGAACTTCCACGCGAATTCCCTGCTGGGATAGAAGTAAATTTATCGGTTATGCAATGTGCGCAAATAGACGTGGAAAATGGTTACATTTATTGGTCGCAAGAATATTACGGAAGTAAAAAAAGTAAAGTCGGTGGACAACAATCATACAATATTTATAGAACTACGCTTGATGGTACTTTCGTCGATATGATGTGGGTTCTCGGCGGAGGACATGGGACTATGTTTGGCGTGGACACTTCGTCTGGTGAGGCGCACATCTGGTCTTATTATGTAACACCATTGCCCCTGGCAGAGAAGGCGATAGCAATGTTTAAATATGTCCCTTTGAAAGAACAGTTTTACGATGAGTCGATGGTATTTAAACTTGAAGCGCCTGACGGTTTCCGAGTGACATACGACAAAACAAGCGACTATGTAGTTATGAGTCCAGGCGTTTCCAATTTAAGTATTAATGTTTTTAAAAAGTCTGATTTATTTGCCGGAAGAATAGCTCCTTTATATACATTCAGGACAAGAGATTGTGGATTTACAGCTACTTTGTATACGCTGCAAGGAATGCATGTAATGTTTCCATATGCGTATTTGTCAGCAGGAGGGAGTTTTACAGGCACTGATAAAAATCAAGTTTGGTGTTGGGATATGATTAATAATAGTTTAGTTTATCATCATATTTTTCAAAAAAAATATTATCCTGCACAAGGTTCAACTAACGAATGCGAAGGAGCGTATCCATTTCTTGATGCAAATGGCAAGCGAATGATGCAGCTAAATTTAGGGCAAGGAGAGGCGGGCAAACGATACAATCGTATTTATGCTATGCCAGAAGAAAGGATGTTGGATAATGACAATTAGAGCAGCAGCGGAAATAACATTAACAGATATTAACGATGCAATAGTAGCTGGTGAAGCACCGTTAAACCCGACCACCGATTTACTGTGGATGGATAGTAGTGTGACACCAAATGTTTTGAGAAGGTGGGATGGAGAAAAATGGGTGAGTCAAACATTAGATATTAAGGAAGCAGATCCAGAAATTAACGAAAAAATAGAAGAGGCGATTACCGTTGCGAACAATGCATTGATTGAATCAGTTAGTAATCATAAACCGGTTTTTGATAAAACTCAGCCAAGCGATCCAGTCGAAGGTGACACATGGTTTAAAATAGACGAAAACACTAAAACAATTGTTGGTGTTTTTACTTGGAACGGGAATAGTTGGGTAGAATTACCTTTGGATTACAACGCATTGCGTGTGGGTAAACTTTCAGCTATCACTGCCGAGCTTGGTGATGTGAAGAGTGGTAGCATTACTGGTGCGGAATTTATTCATAACATAAATTACAAAGATAGCGACGATAATCTTTACACTGGAACTGTCAAAATGAATGATGACGGGTTCAATTCAACTTCATATTTGCCTACGGGTATAGGGTCGGCAGTATTAGAAAGCATCATCAGTACATTAGGCGGATACAAAGTTGCGCAGAAACTAATCGATGTTGCCGGGGAAAGTAGCCTAGGAAATTCTATTTTAACTAGTAAATCTCTGCAGTTTAATGAGAATGGAAATATTAAGCTTTCTATTGATGCAGATTCGTTTTATAAAACAATTTGGAAAGATTTACCGCTT